CCTTAATGGTGTCACCATCTACAGTTTCAATAAGAGTAACTGGAATTCTATTTTTTGAATCTGTTGTTTTTGTTTCACTTGCATTAATGCTTTTGCTTTCAGTGTTTTTATTCTTGTCTTGATCATGGCTTTTAGACTCTTTTTCTTTTGTCACCTTATTTTGAGTCGTCTGATTTTTAACCTCTGATGAAGTAGTTTCAACGACTTTTTCTTTATTGGTATGGTTTTCTTTGGTTTCGCTATCATTTCCGTTAAAAAGGCCTATTAAAAAAAATATAATAAGTAAATAACCAATTACAGCGGTAACTTGCTTCCATCGTTTACCGGATCGAAAACCAAGAATTTTACGGTAAAATGGTCTTGGTTCTATGGTAAATGAATCTTTCTTTTCTCCTTCTAAAAATTTTTGCACTTCTTTTCCATGATTTCCTGTAATAAATTGGATGCCGTCTATGCTAAAAATAGATTTAATCGCAAAATGGTCCACTTCACCAATTTTTTCAATTGGCCAGGATATTTCACCAGTTTTTATTAATTTCTTTTCATTTGATAAAAGATAAGTAATTAGCCCATTTTTTGTAAACGCCCCGTATTCATTGTTATTTAACTTTTCTCCGATACTAGCAAATTCGATCAGCCAAACGTCAGGATGCTTCTCCTTTATTAACCTTTTAATCAGTTGACTATCAGATTCCTTTTTTTTCCCCATTTGTAACACCTCAATTCATATTAATCTTTTAGACTCGCGTCTATATACCTATTTTATTTGCAAAAAAAGGTAGTCATTTCATAAAAACCTTTCCATTTCATAAGGAACTTTTTGATATCATATACAAGCATATTTTTGCTATTCTTTTCCGTCATACGATAAATCATCTATGTATTCTAAGGCGCCAATATGGAGGCCGCCACTAATGAACAATGCTATTAGCGACAAAATAATTGCTGCTGCAAAACCGCCGATCTTCAAACCGATCATAAACAAAAGAACTCCCCATCCAATAGTTAATAAAATAGATAAAACAATGGCCAGTTTTTTTATATACGAAGTAATAAAAAGTCCGAAAAACACTAATCCAAAAACCCACCAGGATTGCGACCAAAAGCCACAGAAAATGGCGATAAAAATAATTTCTAGTGCAAGAAATCCTGATGCGGTACTATTAAATTCAGCCTGCGTATTCCCTCTCCTCACATCTTTCATTGACATTTATGATTCCCTCTTTTAAATAAATTTTCTTGCTACTTCCTTTATTTTCTCGGAATAATTCAACACGTCTGTCACGTTTTCTATATTGACCACCGTTTTATCGTCGTCGTTGAATTGAATATATTTGTTTGTCCTTTCTAATCCAAGACGAACTATCCATTTGCGAATATTGTCGTCTAATAAAATATTAAAGTAACTTTGATTATCTCTATAAAACACTCGTTCAGTGTCTACAAGATCTTTTAAAATGATTTTTACTATTGTATAACCTTCGATTTCTTCCTCTGTTGTATTAACCGTAGGTTCTTCTTTTTGAACGTCATTATTTTGTTCTTTCTCTTGTTTTGAATCGTCATCGGAGCTAGTTGACTTTAAAGCAGCATTCAATTTTTCATTTACTTGTTCATTGATAAATTGTTTAAACGTCTTTTTGACGATTGGTTCAAATTTTTGCAATGTAGTTTTTGTTCGTTTTCCCTCATATACTTGACCGACTAAGAACCATACGAATTCTTCAGCAGGATTATCCCATTGTTCCGCAAGAAAAGTTTTTAACTTGTTTATGTATTTTAATTCAGAAGCTGTCTTAAAGATTTTTTCGAGATCAAAACTATCTTTCCGGAACTTGGCTAATTCCTGTATGCTGCTATCTTTCAAATCTAATATATTCAATTCAAAAAATGGCGAAGAATCCATTTTATTAGCTTCTTCTAAATCCGTATAAAATCGATATGAAATCCCGTTTGTTAAAATGGCAAACCTTGCTGTCGTCGTACCGAAATATCGAAATAATTGGGAATCATGTTTTTGGAGCGATTCATTTACTGATTTAGCTTCAATAAGAATAACAGGATTGCCTTCATGCATAATTGCGAAGTCAACCTTTTCCCCTTTTTTAATTCCAACGTCAGCTGTAAACTCAGGAATAAACTCAATTGGGTTAAAAATATCGTAACCTAAGATTTGAAAAAACGGCATGATGATCGATGTTTTAGTCGCTTCCTCTGTAGTTATAGTATCTTTTACTTCACTCACTCTTTTAGAGAGCGCTTTTATTTGTTCAACAAATTTCTCCATTATTAAATCCCTCCATTATGACAAAAATCACAAAAACCTTTCCATTTCTAGTGGAATTCCATGTTCTCTTAAAACTTGATCTTTAGTTTCGCAATATTGAAAATCTTCATTTGACAAAAGGAGATGGACAGCAAAATAATTTGCCTCAACTTCAATCTTGTCCACCGAAAATAGTGTATTTTTCTTTAAAAATGGGGTATTGGCTCTCGGATGGAGTATGGCATGTCCTAATTCGTGGGCGCATACAAAACGCTGTAAATGTTCGTCAATATTACTGTTGATATTAATAAATTTAATTCTACTATCATGAAAAAAGAATCCGAGTGTTTCACCAAGCGGTGCATAGGACAGTACTATGCCAAGGTCCTTGGCAATAAAAAAAGGGTTATTCGTTTGATGCTTCCTTTTTATCTTTTTTATCCTTTTGTTAATCCATTCCAAGGCGATCACCCCTATTTACGATATTTCTTTGGAGTGAACTTTTTCTTGGCAAACTTTTTTGCTAGTCGTAAATTGCTTTCAATTTGTTCCAATACCAGTTCACGGGTTGTTTCATCTAAAGGCTCGCCGTCAAATGCTAAACCTGTCCCACTTGCCAATTCATCTGCAATTGCTTGAAGTTTTTTTGCGATATCCTTTTCATCTTTTTCTGTCAACTGAGGTAGATCACCTGAAGCAGGATTTGGATTATCTGTTCGTCCTAACAAATAGTCAACAGAAACCCCATACAAGTTTGCTAAAGTTGCTAGCATTTCGGCGTCTGGCTCTCGATAATCTCTTTCGTATCCGGACAATCTAGAATTGGATATTTTTAATTTTTCACACACAAACGTTTGAGACCATCCTTTATTTTCACGGGCTTTTCTTAAACGCTGTCCTAATGTTGACATGATACATTCTCCTTATTGGAAAGTAACTACATTATAAACTTTTTGCGCAATACGAAAAATAATTTGCGCAAAAAGTTTAAAAATCTATTGACTTACGCATTTTGTGAAATTATAATTAAGTCATAGAGTTACACAAAACGCGCAAAAAGGTGGTGAGAATATGGTTACTAACAACGTTGGTAAGGTTATTCGTGAAATACGAATCTCCAAAGGAATCACAGCTACGTTCATGGCGAAAAAGCTTGGGTATAAAGCTGTATCAAGTTATTTAAGACTCGAAAATGGAGAATCCAATATTTCGTTAGATAAAGCTAAGATCATAGCTGATTTACTAAATGTCAGCATTACAGATTTTTTTAACCAAAATTTACGCGAAATGCGCAATATGTTGGATGATAAAGAAGTCAGCTAAACTTCGGACACCGGAAAACTAACAGTTTTCCTCTCCACAGCCGCATAGAGCGCCGAAGAGCGGGAGTGCGCCACGATCCGGAAGGGGAGCCACGCCAGAATACATGCGACGGTCACTGAAACTCGACGCTGTATGCGGTTGGTGGAGGGAAGGCGAGTACTCATTAAGGAGGTAATCAGATGAATCAACTACAACCACTTCAACAAAAACTTGTCGATTTCAACGGCGACACAATTATGGCTGTTAAAGCTAATGACAACAAAATTTATGCAGCTGTTTCATACATCTGCAAAGGTATGGGTTTAAGTAAAGGCCAGTCTGATAACCAAGTTAAAAAGATAAATAACGATCCGGTTTTATCTATAGGTGCGTCAAAAATGACGCTCGATACTAACGGTATTCTAAATGAACTTTTAATGATTGAACTTGATTACTTACCGTTATGGTTAGCGAAAATTAACGCTTCAATTATTCAAGATAAAAAGGTTCAAGAGAATATAATTCGTTACCAACTAAAAGCTAAAGATGTTCTCGCAAGTGCATTTATCGAAAACAAGATACAGATTTTAGACGAACGCAAAGCGTTAATCGAATCACTTAAATTAACTGCCGAAACGGCTGAAAGAACTGACGAACTTGAAAAAGTCGTTAATCAGCAGCAACGAAAACTCATCGAAATCGAATACAAAGTCGAAGAACAAATCACTCTCGATCATGGCGAACAAAGACGGTTACAAAAAGCTGTTGCGACGAAAGTTTATGAATTATCGGATGATCCTCAAGAAAGATCTCGTTTATTCCGTGAAATCTATCGCGAAATCAAAGACAGATTCGGTGTTGCCAGCTACAAAGACGTTAAGCGCAAGGAGCTTCAAACGGCTCTTAGATATATAGAAAACTGGGTTCCAAGAAAAGTTTCCTAGGGTCGTCCACCTGTCCCAACTGCATAAGGTAAAACGAGGTGATGAACATGAAAAAGCAAAAGAAAAAATCACCATTGTATGTCGGCAAAGAGACCTATGGAAAGGTTCCAATTGAAGAAGCGTTTAGAAAAGCTCTGGAACCTTACTTTAAAGATCAATCTTTGACTTTAACCAAACGAATTTCGTAGCCGTTTGGCTGCCTCTTTTTGAAAGGACAAGCTATTAACCAACTCTAACTATATTGTACCATTTGCAAACTTGAATATAGGAGGCGAACGAAGTGGCGAACACTTTAACTAAACCCCGTTTATATTCCTCTTCACAGATAGGAGACATCTTGAGAATTGCAAGAGAACGCGCGTGTCAAGAGGAACGACGCACAAAACGGTATATGGCGGAAGCCTTGGGAATTACAGTAGATAGATTGACAAGAATTGAAAATGGTACAGCGCAGGTTCCTTTTGAACTAGCTATCGAGTGGTGTGAAATAGTCGAAGATGATACAGCATTAGCGCAAATAAAACACATTTATGGAATGGATCTTCCGCCAACTGATCCAAGATTACTAGATTCGGTACCTACTCAATTAGCCAACTTCATTAGTCAAGCGAAACAAGCGATCGAAGTGGCCAAAAGACTATTGAAAATGAGTACGGAAATAAGACCAGGTGACAACCTTTCTGATTCTTATGATCTTCTAAAAGATGTTGAGGAATTTGTTGATATTAAACAAGCCACTGAATGTGTTCTAACTTCACTAAAAAATAACTGGAAGGTCAATATGGACAAGGTTAATCAAAATTGGACACAAGAAGCAATACATGATCGCGTTATTATTCCTTCTGTTTCCCAGTTTGAAAGCATACGAAAGGAAATATTTTTTGCCAAGAGAGAAGGTGTCTTGAAATGAACCATTCAGATTTTCTTGAAAAAGATCTTGCGAATGCAATCAAACATTATAAATGTTGCTGGTCTTGTCTTTACAAGGCGGAAATTGCAATGGCTAACGATGATTATGAAATGGCCGAAGCTAGGATGATAGATTTCCAACGATCCCTTTGCGAACTAAAAAGATTGAAAGCCAAAAAAGAGCAATACGATCGGATGAAGGCAATTGTCCAGGAGTTAAAAGATAATGGCGTAAACATTGATAAGGTCGCACGAATTATTTGAGGAGGGCGGATAAATGAATTACGTACTTTCAGCTAGTCGGTTAATGAAAGCTTCAGAGGTTCGCAAATTATGCAAGGAAATGAGAGAGAATCCAGTTCTACTATTGGCAACAGATCTGCAAGCAAAAGAAAAACTTTTCAACCGGTTTTTAAAAGGAAAGGAAGCGTGCTGAAAAATGATTACAGTCGGCCTATTAATACTCGCATTTGCAGCAGGGTACTACTGGTGCTTAGCCGGTGTAGAAGCAAAAAAATAAGCAGCCAGCCAAAGCTAACTGCAAAAAATATCCCTACAAAAATTATATCACAAGTCGAAACAGAGGAGCAATCCTCTGTCCGCCGGAAATGGCCTACCGGCGCTGATGAGACAAGCCATAAGGAGGTGGACTAATTGGAAGTTTCACAAACTCTTTCTAATGCTCAAAAGATTATCGAATTAGCTGAAAAAGAAGGTTGGAGCGAAGAAGAGCTCTCAAAAGCCATAAAACTTCTTCACTCCGAATTACAAGCTATTTTAAATCCTATTTCTCCTTTTTAGAGAGACCAAGTTGACTGATTACATTGTAATAATTTTGCACACCGTTAATTATACTTTCTGCCTTTAATGGGGCAACAACATTCGAACCATTTGAATGCTTTAAGGACGAATAATGATTTAATGTTGCAATCATTAATTCAACAGCTAATTCTTTATCGGTTTTAGCCAAAACATTACACCTCCTTCTTTAGACCTATTTCGACAAGAAGTGAGGAAATTCCTACCAAGGAGGTGAAAACTATGCCATACGACATCGAACATCCAGACATCACTCGCACATTACGGACAGGCTATCCTGATGGTCTCCGGAACATGATCAACCAACCGGAACATAACGGGTTCGATTATTTCGGAAAGGAGATCTTTTCCGGTGATGACATCGTGATTGACGAAGAAATGGGAGAAGTCGTGTTGTTGGATAATCTCGAAAAGTATTTGGAAAAAGTTTATGGATTGAGGTTTACGACAGCAGAATAAAAAAGACTCCTGTTGCAGCAGGAGTCAGTCATTCAAAAAGATATGGTTGATTCCATTGTAACACGTAATGCAATGACGGTTCAAGGGAGGCATCGAATTGTACATCGATACAAAATACCGCGGGTTGATCTATGAGCCTGCAAATCCGATTAACAAACCGTTATTCGATTTTTTATCCAAGTATCAGTCAACGTTGGACGGTAGCCGTTTATATGACGATCTGATCGATATTTATCTTACTCAAGAATTTGATTTAAAGGAGGAAGAGAAGAATGAATCAATTAGCCGAACAATTTAATCAACAGCAATCAAACGTTTTAGCGCAATCCATGAGCAATCGTGAAATGGAGGAGGTAAAAGGGGCTATTTTCATGGCTCGTCAGTTCCCTCGTAACGTTTTCCAAGCCGAGCAACGTATTCTTGATGCTTGCAAACGTCCTTCACTCGCTGAATCAGCTGTTTACCAGTATCCGAGAGGTGGCACTAAGGTGTCAGGCCCATCTATTCGATTAGCAGAAGTTTTAGCTCAAAACTGGGGAAACATTGATTTTGGCATCAAAGAGTTAGAGCAACGTGAAGGGGAATCCACAGTAATGGCTTATGCGTGGGATCTTGAAACAAATACTCGCCAAACCAAAATATTCACCGTGAAACATTCTTACAAAGCAAAAGGAAAAATTAAAAAACTTGATGATCCACGTGATATTTACGAAAAGGTAGCAAACGATGGAGCACGTCGATTACGTTCCTGCATCCTAGGTGTTATTCCTGGGGACATCGTAGAAAAGGCCGTGCAGCAATGCCAAAAAACTCTCGCTGGAGCATCGGATAAACCTTTAAAAGATCGTGTTGCTGAAATGCTCAAGTACTTCAAAGAAAAATACAAAGTCACTCAAGAAATGATTGAAGCGCATTTTGGTTATAGCGTTGATTCGTTTACGGAAGTGGATCTTGTATCTGCAAAACAAATCATTAACTCTCTCCGTGATGGTATGAGCAAGGTCGAAGATTGGTTTGATAAGAGCGTCAATAAGAAAACAACTAGTGAATTGGCAGAAGCCTTCAAAAATGAAGAAAAAGAGGTGAAGGCAATTGAAAACAGCGCAGATGAAGCTGAAATTGAACAATCAGAATTACCACTCGAATGAAGCGGATAAGCAATATATGTCTGTTTCACAATTTAAGAGTTTTATGGAATGCGAAGCAAAAACAATGGCGAAATTGAGTGGGGCTTATACAGAGCCCTCCTCAAATGCCTTATTAGTTGGCTCTTATGTTCATGCGGCTTTTGAGAGTAATGAAGCTTTTCAGCAATTCATTGAAGAAAATAACGGTGCGATTTTTAAAGCGAGAGGCGGAAAATACGCAGATTTTGAAACGGCGGACAGAATGATTGACGCCTTAAAGAACGATCCATTTGCCATGTTTGCTCTTGAAGGAGAAAAAGAACAGATTTACACAGCCAATTTATTTGGAGCTGATTGGAAAATTAAAGTGGATTCTATCAATCACGATAGGAAAACATTCGCTGACATTAAAACCACACAGGACTTACACAAAAGATATTGGTCAGATAAATACAACGATTGGGTTTCTTTTGTAGAAGCATGGGATTATGTCCTTCAGATGGCGGTATACAGACGCGTTTTGCAAGAGGTCTTAGGTTTTACCTATACCCCATACATCGTGGCTGTGACGAAAGAAAATCCGCCAAATAAAGCGATCATCCATTTTGATGAAACAAGATTTGATTTCGAGTATGAGTACATCGAAATGAAAATGGAACGTGTTTTAGAAGTGAAAAGCGGTAAAGCTGAACCGATTAGATGTGAAAAATGCGATTATTGCAGATCCACCAAAAAGCTAAATAACACCATTGAAGTTGGTGAGCTGATTTACATGTGAATGTTTGAATGTGAGGTGTTAAAGCATGAGCAACATCATCAGAGTAAAAAAACAAAGCAATTATGTCGTAATGAACAAAACTTCGCTAATGGACGAACGATTGAGTTGGAAAGCCAAAGGTTTACACGCTTATATGCTTTCAATGCCTGACGATTGGTGCTTTTACGATTCAGAATTACAAAAGCACGCTAAAGATGGAAGAGATTCATTGAAATCGGCTTTAAAAGAATTGCGAGAGTTAGGATACATGAAACGTGTAAGACATCGTAACCAGGACGGTACTTTTGATTATGAAACGATTGTTTATGAAATACCGCAGACGGAAGATCCGTTGCCGGAAAAACCGTCGACGGATTATCCGTTGACGGATGAACCGTTAACGGAAAACCCGCAACTACTAAATAATAAAAAACTAAGTATTAATGAACTAAATAATAAAGAACTAAATAATAAAGCAGCTGCTGATAGGAACTCAAATGTTCAATTGCTACTTAATAGATTCATTGAATTAAGAGCAAGTGGATTTAACGTAACTCCTAAAGACATAAAGGCAGCTGAGGAAATTATTGATTCAGGTATTGATATTAATGATGCTATCAAGTGGCTTGAAGAAAAATTCAACTCTTATATACCCAAACATCCTAAAGACAGAATTAAATCTCTCGAATATTGTGCCGGTTATATATTTGATCAACATTTCAAACAGCAGGAACTAAAAAGAGGTGTAAACGATGACCCAAAGATTCACCAACATAGCCGAAGTATTAGCCGATCTTCAGGCAAAAGTGCAGAGCAAGCCCTTAGAGAAGCCGAAGAAGCCAGAAAAGCCTGGGGAGGCTGAATATGAGTGCCCCATTTGCAAAGATACGGAGTTTGTTTACTACAAGCAAAAGAGCACGAACGGTCTTATGTATGAATTCTCCAAGCCATGTGAATGCAGAGAACGAAAGGCTTGGAAAAGGCGATTTAAACAATCCATGATTCCGGATGAGTTTCTCAATGCCAATTTTGAAAACTATCAGCGGGTGACACACTCCCAAAAGGTCATGTACCAAATGACATTGGACTATTTAAACGAGTTTTCTGTTGTGGAAGAAGAGGATGGAACCAAAAAGAAGGTCTTATCACAGGCGAACTTCGGACTTATCGCCGTATTTGGTGAACAGCGGCTGAAAGAATTGCCAGTAGGTGAAAGGGCCATGGTGAAACAGCAGCATAACAATTTTGGGATTGGTAAGACTCATCTACAGATTGCATTAGCAAAACGACTCATTAAGGACGGATTTAATGTACTCGTGGTTTCTGACGTTACGTTCATGGACGAGCTTATCCAAGCCAAGATGATGAACGATGAGGGGGGAACACTCAATCGGCTTCTTAAATCGGCCATAACGGCAGATGTACTCATTTGGGACGACATCGGCAAAGCAAAATGGTCGGAAGCTAAAGAAACGTTGTATTACCAAATCATCAATGAACGGTATAGAAAACAAAGGCCCATCGTGTTCAACAGCAATGAAGATCGCGGAACATTGGCAGACAAAATCGGTTTTGCTGCAGCTAGTAGATTGCTAGGTCAATGCGGAGATTTCTTGCTCGAGACGGAGGGAGAAGATTGGCGGCTTAAAAAGAAAGGAGCGGTTTGATATGTGTGACCTTTGCAACGGCACTCGAAGGATTATCGAGGATACAGGATTTGGACATATAATCCATACCTGCCCGAACTGCGGACCAATGACTAAAGCGGAGTATGAAGCTTATCACAAACGGATTAGGGAACGGATTGCGGCTGCAGAAGCACGATTGAATCTATTGGAAAAGGACGTGAGTTGAAGTTGAGCATAAAGATAGAAGATTCCGAGATTGCCAACGAAGTCATCAACCTGTTAAAAGAACGGCTCGAAATTCAGCTCAACAAAGGCTATAGCAAATATCACCAAACACTCGATCAATGCCCCGATGAAGCATATGATTGGGACTCCATGCTGATTGAAGAACTTATTGATGGCATTCAGTATCTAGTGAAGCAGAACCGTATTTTAAAACGAAAATTGCTACAGGAAACAGCAAGGCGAATGGCTTTAGAAAAAGCGATGCGTAAGGATATGGCCCAACTATAACTAAAAGTTTAACTAACTAAAACTAAACGGAGGTCAAATAAATGTATTTAGCTAAACTCTTTGAAATGCAGCGTAAATTGGACGCTCACATCGAAAAAGAGCATCCGAGGGGATGAGGATGGAGAAAATCGAATTATCCCAAGGTAAATTCGCGATTGTAGATGAAGATGATTACGAAGAATTGAGCAAATATAAGTGGTATTACGCTCTAGGTTACGCGAGAAGAAATATAAAATTGCCTAACGGAAAAAGAAAAGTAATCTTCATGCACAGAGTAATTGCTAATACTCCAGATGACATGGTTTGCGATCATATCAACGGAAATACTTTGGACAATCGAAAGTGCAATTTAAGAAATATCCCTAAAGGAAAAAACACATGGAATGCCAGAAAGAAAACGCCTGCTAGTTCTAAATACAAAGGCGTTCACTATTTCAAAAGAGATAAAGATAAGATTGGCAAATGGAAAGCGAGAATTCAAGTAAACAATCGTTCGATCAATTTAGGTTATTTCAGAAGCGAAATACAAGCCGCACTGGCTTATAACGAATCTGCAAAGAAATATTTTGGAGAATACGCTGTCTTAAATGAGGTGGAGTTTATGAATTTTACAGAATATCAATCTATGGCGGAAAGAACTATTCCAAAAGAAAAGTGGTTTAACACGAAAGTATCAAATTTCTGTATGGGACTTGCTGGCGAAACAGGCGAGATAGTCGATTACTTAAAGAAAGTCATTTATCACGGGCATGAGTTAGATGTTGATAAGGTTGAGGAGGAATTAGGCGATTTACTTTGGTATTTGTCCAGTTTGGCTTCAACTATGAATTTAGACCTCGACACAATAGCAAGAAAGAACATTGAGAAACTCAAAAAACGTTATCCAAACGGATTTTCAGAAGAAGATAGCAGAAATAGGGTGATTTAATGACAACAAAGTACAAATCAAAAAAAGTTGAAATCGATGGACATGTATTTGATAGCAAAATTGAAGCCCGTTACTACGAGCAATTGAAATGGTTGCAAGAGCATAATCAAATTTTATTCTTCCGATTGCAGCCACGCTATTTGCTTCAAGAAGCATTCCGAAAGAACGGTAAAACATTTCGAAAAATTGAGTATATCGCAGATTTCGAAGTTCACCACCTGGACGGATCAATTGAGGTTATAGATGTGAAAGGAATGGAAACGGAAGCTTTCAAGATTAAGAGAAAGCTGTTCGAGAAAAAATATCCGCACCGCCTCAGCTTAGTTACATACGTCAAGAAATACGGTGGTTGGATAACGTTAGATGAACTGAAAAAGCGGAGAAAACAGG